GGAGTAATAACTCCACAAGACGCCTGGAAATGGAATCGCTGGCGTTCTTCAAGTCCAACGTGGCAAAAGTGCCTTCTTTAGAGGCATCACAGGCAACCTGCCTGTGAATCATTTGCCCGTCACGCAGGTTGATACCCGCGTCCAGTAGGCGCCTTCTCAGGACACCACCATATCCTAACTGGTAGAATAGGTTTATACTTGGCTCCACGGCGATGCCGCGATGCTTTGTACAGTCTTTGGGAACGGTCGTAAACCGATTCCCTCGGACACACTGGGGAACTCGTCTCTTCTGCGTAGTGGCTTTGCACCACATCGTTGCGCTCCACTGGAATAACCAGGGGAGTGCAGAAGAGGTAAGAGTGGGTCGTGACGTCATTTTATCGGGGACGGTAACTAACTTTCCCCTATCGCCATATGTCGCACCTGGACCGAACCTGCCATCTAAGATGTCAGGGCACGGCCCAAGAATTTCGGCAATTATCTTTCGCACCTTAAGGATGTATTCCTCAAGGGGCCGATCTTCCGGGGCACCAGGGAGTTTACTCCTGATGTTCTGGATGATCGGGTAAAGCCGACGATTAGTGCGAAAACAGTCACGTTCGCCCAACCAAAAATTCTCTAAAGCGACGGCCTTGCGGTCGAAGCTCGTCGGGAGATCTTCAGTTTTGCGAAGCAAAGCACTAACACTGGCATCGCGCCAGTACGCGTTAGCACTCGTGTACTGCTTAGGATCAACTCGTAGTGATACGAGTTGATCCCACTCCCGATACTTCACCATCATAAAGACGGTGAGGGACCGGGGTGTGGCGAGATCCTCGCAGAAGCGCAGGATCGACCGCTCCACAGCTGTGGGCAACGGTGAGTACATAGCCTTCTCTCCTTGTGATTAGAGAGTTGTGAATCAGGTCGGGGCGTAACCCGCCTTGGCACTGGACACAACGAGAGTAGACGCCACAAGGTTAAAACCTTGTGAAATCGCTTCGCTGATATCAGTGTCAGGCATATCGACCGGAACAACACCGGAAACGGTGAAGTTCAGTCGCTGTGCCACATTCACACGGCTAGTGCTGGTATCCGTATACAGCGAGGGAAACGAATAGTTACACACGAAGCGACGGGCGGAATTGTCTCCGTTAGGAGACGTAACCATCCGGAACTCCGGGCGTTGACCAATCGCGGCCCCCACTGAATTCGAACGCCAGACTGCAGGAGTTTTATCTCCCGCAGACGGAACAACACCTGTATAGGTGATGTTCGTGGCTCCGTCCGCTTTCTTCACAATGATATCTGCCAATGCAGGCATGGTGTTTCCTTAGTTAAGGTTCAGTTCAGAGGTGAGTATTCTCACTTGAACAACTGGAGAAGTAGTGCCACAGCTGTGGCACCGCGTGTCACAGAAAAGCCTTTAAAGGGCTTAAGGACGAGAGTGGGTCCTGTGATCCCCTGCGCCCTTCGCATAGCAGGATCTAACCTGCCATACGGTACTCCAGGGCCCGTCTTGCGGCGGACCTAGATTACCGGGCACAACACCCCAAGAGCGGGTGTGCCTGCAGTTGACTTGATAAGCCGTTGTGTAGGTTTTGGTAAGTTCCTTGCCTACAAAATCACTAGCGCTTGCCAATACTTGGCCGACGTTAGTAAACCAATCTACCACGAAGGAGAAAGGTACAGCTTCCCAAACAACCGAAGCCGGGTTGATTAGACCCAGCTCCTCAGCCAGCGAGATGTTCGGATTGACAATCCGACACATCCCACCCATCTGAGCATAGAAATCTATGCTCGTAACCTTACGGTTACCTTGGGTGAGACTACCCGTTTGTTCGACCCACGTGTAAACCCCTTTCGCTCTTCCCTTCGCAGGGAAAGGCTTAAAGTCTCTACACAGGGCCTGGATACCCGCATGGATATCTTGGACTAGTGGTTCAACACCAAAGTGGTAAGCCAACCAGTTATCGCTAAACTTCTGACGTCGTGAGACGCCACGAGGTTTAGTGATGCCCAAGCTCTTGGCAGCGCCAATGAAGTCAAAGCGCCTCACTTTCCTTGTAAAGGTGATGAGGTTCTTGACCGCATTGATTCCAGTGTCCAGTGTCTTCCTAGCCTCAATAAGGTTATTAGCCCATTGAGACTGCTCGTACACTGAGGCACGGAACTTCTCGTACGCCTTATTACGGAATACGAT